CCATACCGAAGCCCTTCATAGTGCCAGTGACCTGGGACGCGGCAGCATCCATGTTGTAGGCACCGGCCGCCGCCAGGTTCAGGACTTTTTCCGCAGAAGCCAGCTGCTGCTCAGCTGTCAGCCCGGACTGCGCGAGGATATTGAAGCCTTCTGCTGCTTCTGTCGCCGTAAACTTTGTCGTAGCACCGAGGCGCTCTGCCTCCTGGATGATATCAGTGATCTCACCCTTGGATTTTCCCATGGTTGCCGCGATTTGGCTGGATGCGGTCTCGAAAGATTTGCCGGTCTCCATGACCTTGCCTGCCATGCCGCCAATCACGCCGGTTACGGCATTTACGGCTTTCATGCCGATTGCCTGCATTACGCCAAAACCGAGTCCGCTCTTGAGCTTGCCGGCCAGGCTGTCCGCCGCATTCCGGGCCGAACCAAATCCGGAGCTGAAGTTTTTATCCTGTGCGGACAGTATCGCTGTCACCGAATACGATTCAGCCATTTTTCTTTTTCCTCGTTTCTCTCGTTTCTTTCAGGAGCGCGGAGACGGCCCGCATCATGTCCCTGTGCCTGCTTCCGTCCGTTACCTTCCGGATCGCCTCTTCGTAATCAAAGAAGTCCTTAAAGCGCTTGTAAACAGGCGTCCCCCGTTTGCCCTTTGTTGCCTTTGCGGCGACAGTAAGGAATGCTTGCTCGTGCGTCCGGTACTCTTCATCCACCTGACGGAGGCTGTACGCCTTCATGAGCAGGTCGTACTCCGGGATCTCAAGCCTGTCCACCTGCTCCATGGATGTGAAGCCCAGATAGCGGAAGCAGTTCAGGGCGAAATCCGCCCTCAGTTCGTCCCAACCTTTGCTTTCTGCAGCTGGCCCTCGAACTGCGCCTCCTGGAGCTTCTCCATCTTGTCCAGGCCCTCTTTTATGTCCCTGACCTTCCGCGCCGTAAAGTTTGCAGTCTCGAAAAAATCCAGCAGGTCTTTGCACTCCTGCTCCAGGCTGACATCCTCACTGTCAAGCCACGCCTCAATCTGCTTGCGGTCGATCTTCTCGCCGCTGTCGTACTTGTTGCCGTACATCAGGCAGTCGATCAGCTTCTCAAAATCGCCATCCATCAGCCCGGCGATCGCATAGGTCAGGCCCATCTTCTTCTGCGTGCCGTCGGCGTCCTTGATCACCACGGTTTTGTCCATGTCGCGCGCAAAACCGATGCCGAACTTGAAGCCGTAAATCTTTCCGTCGATCTCTCTTGTGTACATTCTGCCTCCTCAGATTGTGAAAAATCCCCGGGGCATGTGCCGTCCCGGGGATGTCGTAAGTGTGTTTATATGCGGGCTGTCAGACCGTCAGATCAGACCTTCTTGACAGTGTCGGTGAAGACGTAAGACGCGATCTGCTGGGTGGCTGCATCGACTGTGCACTCGCCGTCAGCGCCGACACCCTCAGCGGAGTAGTCGATGGAGACGGTGGCCAGGTCCTCAGCGGAAGCCTCAACCTCGAAGGAGGTCAGGGAGCCCTGGTAGTAGGTGCCGAGAGACTTGCCGGTAGCAGTGCCGGGCCTGTCCAGATTGACGACCCACGCCTCGACCTTCTTGCGGGTCTTCATGGCGTCTTTAAGATCGTCGATGGTGGTTGTTCCGTCCGGATCCGAGCTGTTGATAGACATCAGCGCTTCCTTGGACAGTTCCACGGATGCAGCGCCGGCAGTGACGATCGTGCCGTCCTTAGTGACAGTAGTATCGGAATCTGCAGAAATATTCTCGGAATCAGTCGTACCGAAGGGCACGAGCGCTGCGGCTGCCGCAGATGCTTTTTCCAGTACGCGCAGCAGGATCACGATCTTCTTGCCCTGCACTGCGGAATATGTGACTGCGTCAAACATATTAAGCTTCATAGTGTATTTTCTCCTTATCTTTGCGGCTCACAGGGAGCCGATCTGTTTCATGTGGACTTCGTACAGGCCGTGGACGTAGACGGTGCCGCCCCTGGATCCAGTCTTGCCGGATACGGTGTCATTCAGGACGCGCATGCCGGAATCGACCACCATCCACCTGTAGGACGGTGTCCCTTCCGCCTCCATCTCCCGGATGACCTCGCCGACCATACCGAGCATCTTAAAGACCTCGTTCTTCCGGTACGGATCATCATGCCAGACGCTGACAGTGCCATAGACGTCCTGCATGACCTCGCGCTTTGTAGCGTCATCCGTCCCGCGGGGGTCCTCAATGTAGTAAAAGGGATGCGGAACATCGGCGGGCGGGAGCATGGCCTCATAGACCCTGTGGTCCGGGTCCTTTTCCCTGAGCCTACGGATCAGCTCCACACGGTACTCTTCAATGGGTAACGCAGATATGTGGATCACCTCCTCACTTTACAAGAGCCTCCATGTCGGATTTGAAGATGGGAACCTGTTTCTCAAAGGCGGGTCTGATCGCGGGTTCAGCTTTCATAAACCGTGTCCCATATTCCACATAGGGGCTATGTTCAGTTGTCGGCCCGACTTCAGCGGTCATTCCGCCGTCTGTTATAACAGTATTCACGGTTCCGGCTGTATCTCCCGTTGAATACGGCTTGCCCGTTCTGGGGTTAATAGTGATATAGGCATGTTCCATGTTGTCCTTCATCTGTGCGTTCATCTGGTTCCCATTTTTGAGGACAACTGCCTTCACTGCCTCCCGATTTGCACCGCAATACTCCAATTTCGCGCACAATTTATCCATTCCGACAAGCTTAACCTCGCCCATGGGATCACCTTCTTTCGTGACAAATAAAAACGGATCTGTGCCGCAGGTGCCGCTTTGCATCGACATCGTAAAGCACTGATCCGATCCGAATGTGGTCGAAGGGCTCCAGATACTGGCCGTTGAGGCGGACGGTCCGGCTGGCCTCCTGGAGCTTGCCATAGACCAGCTGCTGAGTAGACGTCTGCGTGTCGGTCACGTCAGCCATCCGGTCAACCTCTTTTGGTTTTCCCGTCACATAAGAGCCGTATGCCTCACTGTTGGGGTCCGTGACAAGCTCCTGTGCTCCGTCCGTGACAAAATAGATCTGTGTATCACATCTCATAAGCGCCACCTCACAGGAAGGTAATGGAGCCGCCGGAAACAGTCTCGTTGGTCCGGTCGAGGTATCGCTGGATATCCTCCTCGAACGGCGCAAACAGGTCCGTCAGCCACGAAGCCGACTCGCCCTCGACCGTCATCGAAGATTTGCCCTCATCACCCAGCTGGTTATATCTGGAAATAGTTACGTTATGGACGATATAGTCCAGCTCCTCCGGTACTTCCCTGACTCCGCCGAGGCGGTTCTGCAGCTGGGCCTCGACCATGTCCATGATGTTTTCCAGCAGGCGATTCAGAGTCTTGTCCGACTTATCTGTGATGCCCAGAAGCCTTTTCACAATGCCCAATTCTGCCATTCATCCACCTCTCATCCCTCTGCTTTTGCCCTGCGCTTTTTCGGCTTGGGCTCCTCTGCAGGCTCCCCTGCGGGCTCCTGCGCAGTCTCAGGCACTTCCTCGATAACCGGCTTACTCAGCTTGTTGGATGCCGACAAAAGGAAGGCGATGCGCTCCTCGGTGGGCTCCAGACCTTCACGGGGATACTCAGCACCCTTGTCATAAAGGTGATAGCTTGCGCCCTCCGGATCCTGCAGGTCGTAGAAGCCTTCAATCACTCTGTACTTAGCCATTTAATTACTCCTTATCAGGCGGGGAAGGTTCCGTGCGGATGCCTCCCCCGCCCGTTATTTACTGCCTGCTGCCAGGCTCCCTGGTCCCGATCAGGTACCGGAGATGGTGCCCTTGAACACGCCGTCAATGAACTCGGGGTAGAAGACCACAGAGCAGAACAGCAGGGTGTCGATGGATGCGTTGTTGGTGTTTGCCTGGTGCGTCATACCGACAAGGCCGGTGCTGTCAGCAGTGAGCGCGAAGGACTGCGCAAGGTCGCCGCCGGTTCCGGGAACGTATGCGCCGTTGAGGTTCTCGCGTGCAGTACCGAGGACTGTGCCCTTGGTCAGGTTGGGGTTGACGATGGTCAGGCCAAGGCCGAGGAAGTTCTCGATGTAGGAGAAGCCGAAAGCGGTCTGGACAGTGATATTGGCAGTGCCGAGATAGTCGGCCACATCGTCAGAAGATACGAAGTAGACAGGAGTGACATCCTTGTCCTCGTAGTATCTCTGCATCTTGCCCCAGATCTTCGCAAGGGCGCCCTGCAGGGTTGCGGCGGTGCCGCCGTCACCGATACCAGTACCGGTGCTGATCGCGGTAAAGAAGTTGGTCTTGATATCCTTGCGGACCTCTGCGATCAGCTTCTCATCTGCCTCGTTGATGGCGCGTGCACGGCCGACTCTCTGGATCGCCTCAGCGGTGGTCTGTCTGCGGTGCTTGCCGAGAGTCAGCTCGATGGTCTTAGCCAGTTCGCGCTCAGCTTTGGTGAGCGGGATGACCTCGCCCTCAGCGACCTGCTGTGCAAGGGTGATGCTCTTCCACTTGTAGATCTTGATCAGGGTACCGGCAGCCATGGGAGTCATGTTGGTGATACCCAGGATGGTCTGCAGGGTCTGGATGTTGTCCGCGATACGGGATGTAAAGTCGATAGAAATCGCAGGAGCGAAGTCCGCCGCCTGGTTCTGGTTGGCGGTTTCGGTGGCGGTTTCGGTGGCGGGCTCCGGATCATCAAACATTCTCAAGTTGAAATACTTAATCAGGTTTCTGTTCTTATTCATGGATATTCTCCTTTATCTTTTCCGGAGCATCACTTGAATGCTTCCGGGTGCGCGGCAATCATCGCCTGACGCTCGATGGGATTCTTGATCTTCATGATCTCTTCCCTGGTCATGCTCTTTGCGCCGGAGCCGGAGCCGCCCCTGGGGGTCTTGCTCTTCATGGCTTCCTTCACGCGGGCATTGACGGCTTTTTCGAATTCCACAGCAAACGCGTTGACTGCCTCCTGTGTCTTTTCTGCATCAGCGCCGATCAGGCTGTCGATGATCACATCAGACGTGATGACGATGCCCTTGTCTGTCAGGAGGCTCCGCACCTGGGTCGCCATTGCGGTCTTTGCGGCAGCGGCTTTCATGGCTGCGTTCTCATCCTCCAAGGCCTTGATCCGGGCGGAGATCTTTTCGGACTCGGTCATCTTGGCCAGACGCTCGGCTTCGGAGGTCTTCTGCTTCTCCTTAGCCAGCTTTTCCTTCAGCTTCTTTTCCCAGAGCTCGTCCTGCTTCTTGATGGCGGCGGCAACTGCGGCATTAATCTTTGCCTGGACGTCATCGTCCCCATCTCCGGATCCTTCGCCCGATTCTCCGCCTTCTCCATCACCAGAACCGGAACCGTCTCCATCTCCACCCTCATCGAACATGCGGAGGTTCATGAGGCGGTCGATGCGCTTCTGCTTCGGGGTGCGTCTGTCCATCAGTACTGTCTTTGCTGATTTAAACTTCATAATTCTTTTCCTCCATAAGGTTTTATAGGTCTCATGCCTGCCTGTATCCGTAGATTTTTACGGGTGCCACGCCTGCCCGATCCATAGCTTTTTACGTCGTTCCATGCCTGGACATAATAAAAGCACCCTCATCGGGTGCTGCTTACTGAAACATTATTGGGATAAGACTCTGCCATCATGCACAGCCCCAGATACAGGCTGTCGATCAGGAGCGACAACTCCTTAGTGGGCGCTCTCGGCCATGATATGACCGCGTCTCCGTCCTCCAGGGACGAGATAATTTCATCGGTGGTAAATTCCCTTGCCGATGCCTCAAACGTCTGCACAAGGGCAGAAACGGCGGCACAGACGATGTCATTTCCGGGATTATATCCGGCATGGCCTCTTACCGACAAAGATGTCGGGAAGATCGTGACATGGATCATTTCTTCACCTCGTCTCCGGAGACGCCGTTGCACCGGATGGAAAATTCAAGGCCATCGATGCGGCCCCGCATGTAGTTGTGCTCGGCCTGTCTGGTGAGACGCTCAATCTGAAGGTCATACTCATGGCACTTTTCCTTCAGCCCCTCGTTCTCCTCCCGGAGCTTCTTAAGCTCGTTGTCCTGCTCGGTCTCGCCGATTGTTATTGTGGGTACGTTCACTTTGTCATCCTCCTGCAAACTTAACGCTCCTCTGGTCTTAACCATACACTGCCCCTCTCTTAAAAACCTGCCCGCCCGGTAGCAGTCCGGGCAGACAGTGGCG